TTATTTCTGCATTTTTCTCACATATTCATAAATTCGCTTAAGCATTCCGTCTCTATCTTCTCCTAATTCTCCACAGATTTTTTCACCAAATCCCATATACGTATTGAATCCAAGCATATATACAGCCATTGCCATAGATAATTCACCATTTTCATCACCATACAATGATGCCACTTTTCTCAATTCATCAATAACAGTATCGTGTGGTACTTCAACGCCACCTTCTTCATTTACAACAGAATTGATTACTTCTGGCAATGCCATGCACATCTTATAAAATGCATCTTCTTCACCAGTAAGAATTGCATAAAACTGATCCATGCTTACACGGCGAATTAATCTATGCTGTACATTTTTTCCATCAACTTTTGTTGACCACTTTATATTCTGTGATTTCTTTGCAATTGCTTCAACCAACAGGCATGCACAATCATCGTCTTCCAGAATCTGTCCTTGCATTTTTATATATGTTTTTGCAGAAGATGCAGAATTCATAGTATTGTGTTTGTTCTTCATTTCTACATATATTGTATGTACAATATCTCCATCTGGCATTTGTATTCCATCTGGATTTCTGTAAATAACATCCCAGCCTGCCTGTGGGACTTCACAGCCTTTGAAATAAGAAAAAATATTCTGATGAAAATATCCTATATCATTATTATTAGACTTATCTCTCTGCCGGAAAATTTCATTATTTACAATTTCTTCCCAGCTTGTACGATACACCGATTTATCAAAAATCAGCTTGATTGGATCAATCAGATTACTGTTGAATCGCTTCAAATCATACGATTCTAGTTTTTCTCCATATTTCATAATTGTTGCACGCACATGCTTCTTAAAATCTTCTTCTGATATAAAATCTAAATTCCACACCATTTATTTTACCCCCTCTAATGATTTATGTATCTCCAACCCAATTTCATATGCTAAGTTGACAGGAACAGCATTGCCAACCTGTTTATACTGAGATTGAACACTTCCACAAAACTGCCATTCATCTGGAAATGTTTGGCATCTTGCATTCTCACGTACTGTAAACGGTCTTGCTTCCAATGGATGACATCTTTCTGTTTGTTTCTGGGATGGTGATGTCAATACCGTCAATGATGGTTCATCCAGACTCATTCTCCTAAGAATTCCTGTTCTTCCGCCTTCCATATCCCAGCAACTTTTCATATATGCTTTTGCAATCTCCGGATCAATATCTCTCCAATATCCTCCAGGTGGAACTAATTCAAATATTTTTCTTTTATTTTCTCCATATGGTACTCCTGGTCCTTCTGGACAATCCAATAAAATATCTCTCAAAACAGGCTTATAATTATGTTCTTTGGGAAATGAGAATGAAACTTTTCCCACTAAATCATTTCTAATTCCAACAGTAATTAATCTCTCTCTTTTCTGCGGCACACCAAAATCCCACGCATTTAAAACCTTTTTCTGAATGGTATATCCCGCCTGTTCAAAAATATTTGTTATCGTTGCATATGTTCTTCCCTTATCGTGAGTCAGCAATCCTCGCACATTTTCAAATAAAAACATCTTTGGCTGTAATTTCTGTAAAAAAGTTGCATAGTGATAAAAAAGTGTTCCTCTTGCATCTTCAAGTCCTAATCTTTTTCCAGCATAGGAAAAAGCCTGACACGGTGCCCCTCCCGATAATAAATCCAGTTCTCCTTTTTTTATACCAAAATAATCTTCCAAATCCAAACAAGATATATTAGCTATATCATCATGAATAACTCTCCAGTTCGGCCTATTGGTTTTCAAAGATTCTGCAGCATCTTTATCAAATTCTATTAGTCCCAATGGTTCAAATCCAGCTTTTTCTATCCCTAAAGCCAAACCTCCAGCTCCAGCAAACAGTTCTATGGTTGTAAACGCATCACTATCGATTTGTAATGGTTCTTCTTTTTGTATCTCTACAACATCTTCTATCTTACAATTTAATGTAAAACATATTTTTTCTATTGATTCAAATGAAACTGGCTCATTCTTTCCTAACCGAGCTAACACATTAAAACTTATTCCTGACGCTTCCTTCAATTCTGTGCGGTTCATTTTTTTATCTATCAGTAATTTCCATAATTTGTCATAACAAATCGCCATTATTTTTCCTCCATGCTCATAATTTCCGTGATTTACATCATATCATATCGTGCGAACCCAAACAAGTGTTTTCTCACGATATCATTAGATTTTCTCCTTTGCTTTAGAAACCCATTTTTTTCGTATCATCTTATAAAACAACATCAAATATCATTTATTCTTGATTACATTATTATAAAAAAGCCATGAGACTTAGTTAATAAAAATCTCATAGCTTTCCATGATCATGTCACGTTCCCAATTATAATTCTTTACTTTATACTACTTGCCAAAAATTAGTGGGGTATTTTCGGGTTATTTCTTCCCCACAAATGCCTCTCAAGTATTGATTTTACTGACTTTTTAAGGAGTTTTTCAAAGAGTGCCGTGGCAGATGAATAAAACTCTAATCATAAATTTCTCCTGTTCTGATATGCCCTATATTGCCAAGTTTTGCGTTGGTTTGTCGACTTTTCCGGGCATCCTATTTTTCTTCTCCCCAACTACACTTTTTGCAAAATAATGCAAAGCACTTCCATATACAGTAGTCAAATCGTAGTCAGCTCGGAGGGGCAGACTACGAATAGGGGTGTGCATCATTAAAGGCTTGATATATAAAGCATTATATAATACCGCACTTCGCCTAAATATTTTTTTGTGTTTCACACCTAAAAAATCTGTAATAACGTGGATTTAATTACTTCATCTGGCAATTTAATATATTTAAAAAAACTAGCATAAACGATAGCAAACAAGGGTGTATATATCTTTGCACTTTCCCCCCCCATTCAACTGTACCAGAATGTGTCTTATTATTACGCAATTTTACAAAAGATGCTATACTATTCTCATTTACTGAAGGTAACGAGTATTTTGACACAATTTCATCCACTATATCACTATTTTCATTATATAGTGTAAGTATTTTCTGTTTCAATGTATAATCCAGATATTGAAAAGCACTACTCATTGTAGTTTCTTTATTTACATCAATTTCATTATGTGCTTTAGTAAATTCGGCTATCGTATTTTTAATATTCTTTTTTAGTTCCTCAATAAGTGCATCTTTCTCTCTTTTTCTCTTATCATCTAGTTGGTAAGAAACTTCTAACGCCGTACATAAATCTTGAACATTTTTAATCGATATTCGGTTAACCATCTTATTATCTTCTGGAAGAAGTTCCAGCAATGAATTAACCTTACCATTTACAATTCCATCTATTAAATTGGGAATATAATCAAAAACACTAAATATTGGAATCACTTTATGCCATTGCCTTATAGAATAATTCTCATAAGAATCAAAAATTTTACATATTCCTGTCTTAAAATACTTTTGTTCAGAATTTCTTTGACTAAGATATACCTCTTCAAAGCAAATATTATTTTGAGAAGTCAAAATCGCAACAATTTTTCTTGCTATAATGTAATATTTTTCCATCTTTTCAAATCCTTGAGCATTTTCAAAGGAAAAACGAAAAAAGGTATACACTTTTCCAAGATTATATGCACCCCTATTTTCTGCATTATTAGTTTCTGCGGTTTGTCCTATTGAAACAGTTAATGTTACTTTTTCATTTTCAATCTGAAATTGTGTTGTCCGAGTATAGGCACTCCAAGGACGCATTTTTATTGTTCTTGCTCCATCATATTTTAATAATTCGGAGACATCTGGTTGCTCGATTGCTATGCCAGGAGTATATAATGCATTTATATTTCCACCACAAAACGTAATTGCATGAAATTTACACCAATCTTCCGTCAACATATTAAAAAATCCTTCAGCATTTCCACATGCCTTTATAATGATAGGCGTTGCAAATCTAATAGCCACATTAGTGCCAATAGGATCTGTAACAAATTTCCCATTACGCAATATTGCAATCATGCTATTATTATCTTCGCCGAATAAATATTCTGGTGTATCTGTCTTGTGTGATTTTATGCGATAAAGAGAATCATCTCTTTTTTGGGGATCACTTTGTGCTGGAAGCAAAGTGACTATATTATCTGATACATTATATGTATAAGTATCGCCTTCTACCCTTATATAGCCATAAAAATTCTCATCTATTTTTTTCATATAAGCAACATTCTCTCTCCATATAATTTTTTATTTTAACAATACTGAAATTTTTGCTAGAAAACCCCCAAGCCATAAGAAATTCCCCACTATTGGAATGGTGACGATCAGTTAGCGAACAACAGAAAAATCTGTCATTAAAGGGAAGTGCTATCTGCTACGACAAAAGGATCTTCTTTTTTAATTTGTCTTGTCTAAACGTATACGATAACTCAATTTTCCTTATAAAATAAAAACACCAGTTCTGTTAATTTGATCTATTTCTTTATTTTTTATACTATTCCGATCCGGTCTTCCAAAGGTATAAATAAGGTGTAAATTATTGGTTAATCCCAAAGAAATCCAATAAAATCGAGGATTTCACGACATCCATTAAACATTGCCGTGGCAAACAAAAAGTATTTTAATCATTATATTTTTCCTCCTGAAATACCGTAGATTGCCCAGTTTTGCGGACTTTTTTGAACTTTCCTGGCTTACATACTTCTGTGCAGTTTCTTGAAAATCACGCAAAATGCGGCAATTTACAGCCTAGTGTAGTAGTCGATAGTAGTTAATTGGTAGTCAGTTAAGGGGGTGCAGACTACTCCGATTTTTGAACCTTTTAACGATTGATTGAGTAAGGGGGGTGCATTTTGAATCCCAAAGTTCAAGCACATATACCTTATTTTTTATATTTTTTTTCAAATTGTTCGTATCCTTTTTCATTCTGTGGATAATCTGAATTATGATATTCAGAATGCTCATCTTTTCTAATGACCGCCAAATTAGTAGGATCAAAAGCACGTTCTGGTTTATCTGCAACTCTATCCTTATGATGAACTTCAGCCATTCCATCTAATGGTTTACCTGACAATTCACTCACTTTTGACTTTCTCTCTTTAATTACCTTTTTCCCAAGTTGAGCCCTTTGTTTTGTAATTAAGTCTGCTTCTATGGCTCTCTGTCTACTCAATTCTTCATTATTTGAAAAAGCGTTAACACAATCTTGAGCATATCCTAATTTTTCTTGCTCCGTAATACTTCTTGGTTGCTGTCGTTTTTGAGAAATCTCTTTCTGCAAATGTGGAGTCGACATATATTCTACATCACCCACTTTTTTCAAATCGCCAGGTGGCGTACTCATCATAGCATTGGTAACCCCTTTTCTATCTGTAACAAGCAATTTATTTAATTCTTTTTCAGAAATAAAAGTTTTATTACCGATTGAAATACCTCCATCAGTAACAGCCTTTTGGATTCTCTGTTTATCTGAGTTTTCTAGATATTTATTATCCGGAAAATTGATATCATATGACGATGCTTTTCGTATCTCCAATTCTTCTTTCTTATTTTTAGATTCCATTTATTCTTCCTCTTCGTTAGCAAAACATTTCTGGATTCTTTCGTATATAATTTCCAGTTCTGTCATAGCCTTTTGTGCCTCCTCAGGACATGCCTTATTTGCATCTGGATGTATTTTTTTGACTAAGTTTATATACCATTTTTTCGCTTTTTCCGCATCCTCAAGCAATTCCTCTGAATATCCTATATTTATATTTCTTACCTCCGGACGAGCATACAATAGTGAATAAATCATCTTCACATTCTCATTTTTGAAATAAACATCAGAATTGAAATTATTCCATTGCTTTTTTAATACTGCAATTACTGAAAACAATTCTTCATATGTTTGTGCCGTAACAGACATAGGAGTAATTTCACTATTTATAACTTTAAGAATATTGTTAATTGAATCAACACTCTTTAATTCTTGAATATCCTTAATTGAACATAAGTCTTTGGCGTTAATTTTCATAACTCTATTTTCCTTTCTCACATTCTTAACTATTTCATCATTTTATCTAGTATCATATACTGACCTAGTATTGAGACAACTTTTTATCTATTAAATGTTCATAGCAATTATACTATTTTTCCAAGCATCCTACAATTCCCAAGCACAAAAATAACGCCCACGGTTTCCCCTGAGCGTCTGCTGCTTGTCTTAAACTACTTTGAACATATTCTGTTTCATCGGCTTTTTGTCTTCTGCCTTATCCACTTCTTTTCTCGCCTGCTCCAGTTCCTCCATGCGAATCATCTCGTTCTTCGCATCATCCAGGCCAAGATGCGTATATGTGTTCATCGTCACTCCAATGTCGGAATGTCCCATCAGATATTGCAGTGTTTTGGGATTCATTCCGGCTTTCGCTTGGTTGCTGCAGTAAGTGTGCCTGCAAATGTGCGGCGTAATCTTCGGAAGCTGCACCCTAAAAATGCTGTTGTATCGGTTCACCGCATTCTTAAGCCGATGCTCCCAATGAAGTGCTACCTCCGGCATTCCATTCTTATCTCGGAAAAGGAATCCCACATAACCATCCACCATAATCTCCGGAAAATCCGTTGGCCTGTCTTCCAAAATTGCCTGGAACATTCGGAACACGTCCTCCGTCATTGGAAGCTTTCTTGTACCGGCATTTGTTTTCGTGGATTCGATGTGATACTCCATGCTGCCAATTCGCTGAAGCTGATGGTCGATATTGATAATGCGGTTCTTTAAATCAATATCCTTAATGGTAAGTCCGCAAAATTCTGAAATTCGAAGTCCCGTATGGAACAAGATGTAGAACACCTCGTAATACTTGCAGTACACGTTATCATCGTGTACAAACTTAAGGAACTTTCTCATCTGGTCCTTTGTGATTGCCTCTCTAGTATCAAATCTTTCCCTTCTGTTAATTTCTGCTTTTCCAAACCAAGCACAGCACCCACACCTTCCAAAGATAATGGAAGTCCCATATAGGCTGACCACACCATAGAACATTTCCAGGACGCCGGTACAAGGTATGTTCCTGCTTCGTAGCCTAACATTCTAGAAATACAGATACGTTCAAACTGAGCATTAAATGCCCATTTCGTAACAGCTTCATCTTCCAGCGCACTCATTACTTCTTCTGGTATTTTCTCTCCTTTTACAAGATCGCCTACTTTTACTTCTCCTCCGTCCACACTATACCCAAACAAGAGAACTTCAAAATCCGGTGATTCTGCATAACGGTAAACACCAGCCTTGGCAAGATTTACAGATGAAAATGTTTCAATATCAATTTCTAAATTCAACAAAATAATTTCCCTCCAACAAAAAAATTGGGCGATATAGTAATCCTCCATACCGCCCATAACATTTATTCGTTATTCTGTTCTTTCTGCTCTTTCTTCATACGCATTCTCTTTTTCAGATAATGAATCCCGTCTGATACCATGATGCTAAATGTTCCAATCAAGAAGCCTATCGTGCATCCAAAACATACCACAAGCATAAAGTTCTGCACTTCTGTCATTGTCTCGCCCTCCCTATGCTAAGAAATCGTCATCCACTACTGCTCCGAAGTCATCTGCTGCAGTGGTCTTGCCACCGAGAGACTCACCATCTCTAATCTTCTGAATATTTCCAAGACCGCAGGCAATCCCCTTATTTCCATTTGAGTTAAATGCATAGAAGTTAAGAGATACTCTTGCATAGCATCCGGAATATACTTCACTTCTGTCCAAGATAGGTTTTACTGCACGATCGACAATCTGCGGTGCTGTTGTGCTGTTCGCATTGATGAAGTAATGTCCTTTGTAAGCCTCATCGTCACGCTCGATATCACCATCGCGAAGTGGAAGCTTGATTGCAGCCTTATTAGGCTTCTTACCGCCGAATTTTGCAACACCCTTCCTCAATCGCAGCATCGATTGCTTTATTGACTGCATTTACGGTTTCTGTATCGTCCTTTGGAATAAGTACAGATACAGAATACTTTTCAGCTCCCCCATTGATGGAAACAGGCTCCCAACCGTGGAAATAAGAAAGTTTTGTGTTGATACCGGTGATAACTTTTGTTCTGTTCATGTTTGCCATAATACTAATCCTCCATAATTTTATCAAATTCGTTTTCTGCGTTTGTTACGTTCATAGCCGGACGCTTGTCTGTATTTGGTACCAGTATCGGCTTGCCCGGTGGTTTATAAATGAGGTCACCGAGAATTTCCTCAAAAGCAGATTTTCCCATCAGTTTCTGCATCTCTGTCATAGGAATTAACGTTTGACGGTAAATATCTGTGTAACCATGTTCCCTTGCTGCTTCTGCAACCAGAAGTTCATCACGGTACTTGCGATTGGAACGGCCTTCAACTACTTTAAATCCATTCCACTCTTTTCCATGATGAATGGCAGCCTCCGTTGCATAAGCTGTGATTTCATTTGCCCACTTGGTCAGATCTGGCAAAACATCCAGTACTTCTTCAATCTCCGCATCTGTCAGAAGTGGCGGCATCTTAAATTCCAGTCTTGCCAACTTCATTTTTTCCTCTGCTCTTGCTCTGCATTTTACTGATACCTTGCAGAAGGTACACCATTCTCCTGGAAGATACTCACCATCGCCATCGTAGGCCATCTGTGCCTTCGGCTTCAGTTCTTCCTCTGCCCAAACTTTCAGTTCCTCAATCGGAATAGTCCATGTACTGACATTTTCCCTTCTTGGCTAAAAGATAGTCATAGAAACTTCTTTGATATCGTAAAGGGCATCGTAGATTTCTAATGTTCCAAGTGCATATAGCATCATCTAAGGGTTGTGTTCCGCTTCGACAAATATGCCTTGTCCATATTTGAAATCAATGATATGAAGCTTGTCATCGGAAATGATGATGCAGTCCCCTGTTCCAAATCCCTCCGGCACATAACAGGAAAAATCAAGTTTCTGCTCAATGAGAATCACCGGATCTTTGCAGGACTTTTTTGCTTCTTCGTATTGCTCCATGACAAATTCCGCATAAGCATCGGTGCATTCTTCCATTTCATCTGAGTTGTAATCAGAAACAGGACGCTTGCTTCGCTTCTTTAAGAACTTCTTCAGCTTATGCTCACATAGAGCATGTGCCGCAGTTCCTTCCCTTGCCGCTTCCGATGTGGTGTTTTCAAACTCTAACTCCAGTCTTGCAGATGGTGTGCAGTTCAACCATCTGTGCGAACCAGAAGCGGATAATACTGCATGGCCCAGGTCAGCCTCTCTTGTGCCTTTGGCACAATTCACCTTCTGTTTACTCATTTTCAATCGCCTCCGCATCTTTTAATACTGCTGCAAAGTCTTTTGGATCAATGTCGCTCAGACGGCTTGCTCCGTACTTAGTTACAATCGCTCTAACTTCTGCCGTGTAACCAGCCTGACTTTTGCTTGCTTCGAGCTATCTCGTTTATCTGAAATTTTCTTGTTTCCAAAAACTGGGCCTGTTCCGGACTAATGGAAATTGGTGTGTACTTCATTCCCTCTTCCAGAACTGCTACCTTATTGAAATTGGAGCTGCCGCCAAAAGCGGAAGTCCAACTGTCTCTGCCCCTCTGTGGATCCTTTACGGTTCCCGGATCCTCCAGAATACCGCCCGGCGTGGCACCATTTGCAAAGAACTTGGCACCATACTCTTCGCAGGCAATGGCCATACCAATGGCATTCTTCGCCATGGCAATCGGAGAATATCCTACCAGTCCGTCAAATCCCAGACCGGGAATATGAAGCACATCCGAAGGTTTCAGATTCACCATACTTCCTTTCATGGTCGGTGCATCATCCTTGCTGGTGTTATACTGATAATAAAGCTGTCCCTTATCATCCCTGTCCACCGTCATTCGGTTTGGCATCAGGGGATACAATGCAATAATCTCTCCCTTTCCACCCTCTGAGTTATATTTGTACACATGAAGTGGAAGGCTTGCCACCGCCTCTGACAAAATGCGCACACAGGAATACACCGCCGTCATCTGCATAGCAGAACGCTCATTGACATTCTTACCAATGGAACTACCACCGATAAAGAATCGGTATGCACTGCCCGATGTTGCATTCTTTGGCTTATCTCTTGATTTGAAAATTCCTTTTAATATTCCCAT